ATGGTCTGCTACTTGGACACAATGGGTATCGACTTTTGCGCAGTGGACGGAAACGTTTAACAACATGGTGCAAAACAACAACCAATTTCAGTCAGATATTACAAATCAGTTTAATTCATACAAAGAAGAAATTAACAATATTATCACTAACTTGGAGAATGAAGTAAATGAAAAAATCAAAGATTTTGTAACCGTGGGAATTTTGGAGCACGTTGTAACTTACGGCGGTATATGGGAGCAGAAAGTGACGTTAGAAGCGGGTGCAAGCACAAGAATCTTGCTACCAGAAAGTATGCAGAAAGATGGATTATACTTTCTTGCTAATGCAAGTATTGACTGCGAAGGAATCATTGTTAATGTTGATAAATGGACAGTTGTGGCTTACAACGCAAGCGCGCAAACGAGAAGCGCAAACTTGCAGGTGTATGCGCTTGGAGAGTTTGGCGTTATACAGTCATAGAATGGAGGTGTATAAAATGTATAAAAGAGATTATCATCCAGACGAAAACATTGTTTTCAAAACAAAAAATTACGGATTCGATGCACCGAAAAGCACGCCTTTAGAGCCGTTGAGTGATGCACTTGTGCAGATTGACGCGGCGTTAAAAAAGGAAGAAATTTACAGGATTACGGAAGATGAAAGAATCAATGCGCGCATTGATAGGGAGATTGCAGACCGAGAAAACGGAGATGCAAATATACGTGCTAACCTTAAATATTATTATATCAACAACACAACACCGTACACCGGAAATTATGGTGGATATGAGAATTATATTTTTCAATTTATCCAGATCGGTAATTCTGTTAACTTTACACTAACAATTAACTGTCACGGCGTTTTCGACTTGACCTTAGCGGACTTGTTTATAAGCGGAACCATTGACGGCAGATTTCCGAATAATACAAAAGTAGCACATGATTATGTTGATGAACAAAACAACGCAGAAATTAACATCTATCCTAACTCTACCGCTGTACAAGTAAAAACTAGCGCAACTACTAACGTTACTTTTTGCTTGAATGGTTCTTTTACTATCAAACGTAGTTTATTCATTTTGTAAGTTATCCACATCGAACAAGTGTTCGTGCTAGACGGACTAATGGT